GGAATTGATTGAAGAGGTGGCTTCCAATGAATGGTTCAGGACCCACCTCCCTCAATGCGAACTGGAGGGTGTTAGGGCACAGTGGGTGCACAAGATTTTAGCTAAAGAATTCAGGGAGAAGCGGATGGGCTACCTCGTGTCGGAGCAGTTCACTGATGAGCACTCTAAGCAATTGGGCAGACAGCTAACCAACGCGGCCGAGCGTTTTGAGACCATCTACCCGCGCCACCGCGCATCAGACACCGTGACATTCATAATGGCAGTACGCAAGAGGTTGAGGTTTTCTTGTCCCATGAAGGAAGCAGCCAAGTTGCAGCAGGCTATGCCGTATGGTCCTTTCTTACTTAAGGAGTTTTTAAGCCGCGTGCCGTTAAAGCCCGCACATAATCCGCTGATGATGGAGTCGGCCAAATTTGAGTTCGAGGAGAAGAAAACAAGCAAAAGTGCAGCCACGATTGAGAATCATAGCAACAGGTCATGTAAGGATTGGCTGGCTGATGTTGGGCTGGTTTTTTCGAAATCCCAGCTATGTACTAAATTTGATAACCGCTTCCGCGATGCGAAAGCAGCGCAAACCATTGTGTGCTTTCAGCACTCTGTGCTGTGCCGCTTCGCACCATACATGAGGTACATTGAGAAGAAGTTGCACGAGGCTTTGCCAGAGAAGTACTATATTCATTCTGGTAAGGGGTTGAGCGAGCTAGATGCTTGGGTGAAGCGTGGCTCATTCGGGGCTTTGTGCACCGAATCTGATTATGAGGCCTTCGACGCCAGTCAGGATCAGTACATCATGGCTTTTGAACTGTGCCTCATGCGCTACCTGGGTTTGCCTAATGACCTAATTGAGGATTACAGATACATAAAAACACATCTAGGGTCCAAGTTGGGCAATTTCTCCATCATGAGATTTTCGGGAGAAGCAAGTACTTTCCTATTCAACACGATGGCCAACATGCTTTTCACATTTTTGCAGTACACGCTCAAGGGGGATGAGCGCATTTGCTTTGCAGGGGATGATATGTGTTCAAACAAGAAACTGCACAAGTCTACCGAGCATGCAGGTTTCTTGAGCAAGCTCAAGTTGAAGGCGAAGGTTTGCCATACCAATAGTCCCACTTTCTGCGGTTGGAATCTCAGCCCGGATGGCATTTTTAAGAAACCGCAATTGGTCCTGGAGCGAATGTGCATTGCCAAGGAGACAAACAATCTGATCAACTGCATTGACAATTACGCTATTGAGGTTTCTTATGCATATCTCATGGGAGAACGAGCGCGCGAGCGTATGAGTGAGGAGGAGGTGGATGCTTTTTACAACTGCGTGCGTATCATCGTGAAAAACAAGCATCTGCTCAAGTCGGATGTGCGTCTGATTTATGAGACGAGCATTGATTGATAGCTTAGGTATTAGCTGTAGGATTGTAGATGGATGTGCTAGTTAGATATTTAGATAAGTATAAGTTCAAGCGTGTTCGTAGTGATCTTAGTATTCCAGTTGTTATTCATTCTGTGCCTGGCGCGGGTAAGTCTAGCGTCATTAGGGATATCATCCGAGCTGACCGGCGCTTTGAAGCGTGTACTTACGGTAAAGCAGATCAACCTCACATCACAGGTAAGTGGATACTCAGCGCATCGAACTTCTCTGCAACGTGCAGCTTCACTTTGGTCGACGAGTATCTTGAGGCAGTTGAACCGCTCAAAGCTTTCGCTCTCTTTGCGGACCCAATACAAGGGGGCCCAGGCAAGATCCTGACTCCACATTTCGTCAAAACTGAGAGTCATCGCTTCGGTAAGTGCACAGCTCAGCTGCTGCGTGAGTTGAACTTCGACATCACCGCCGAGGGAGAGGACTTAGTGCAAATCAGGGGTATCTACGAGGTGGATCCGCGCGACACTATTATATTCTTTGAGAAAGAAGTCGGCGACTTGCTTAGCTCTCACGGTCTACTGTGCTACTGCATCGACGAAGTGCGCGGCCAAACTTTCGAGAGTGTTACTTTTGTAACTTCAGAGAGCAAACCGATCTTAGACCCTGCGAGGGCGTTTCAGTGCTTGACGCGGCATAGAAGATCATTACTGATACTCAATCCCGATGCCACTTACTCCGCCGCCTAATTACACTCAGACATATCTTGCAGCAGCTATAGGCCTTTCCGCGGCTGTGCTTATCGGACTTTTGACTCGCGCTACTCTTCCGC